GAGCATTTGCTCTACGTTTTGCAGCTGTCGCCATAGGAATAATCCTCCAATTTATAATATATTATACCGCAAAACGCAATTAGTGTCAAGCACTATTTTCAATCCCCTCAACTCTGTGTGGTCTTTGTCACAGTCTCGTATAGGTCTACGAAGTCCTCGTGGTCTGCAACTTCCTGTGTTAGATTCTGCTTATGGAAAGTTACTGCAATCTTCTTAATCGTTTTCTTCGGGATCTGGAACTGGTCTGACATTTCCTTAATGATTTCCTTGATTAAGTCACGTTCAGCTTCTGTACGTGTCATTGATGCGCTAATCTCTTGGATTGCTCCACGCAGTTTCTTGCGATCTTCTTCTGATTGAATACTCATATTATTTCTTTGTAACAGTTGTTTTAAACACACCACTGAGAACAACAATGGCTAACCATGTCTCAAAGGTATACGGAATTGCAAGAACAGTGAACAGTGTATTCAGTGACCAGATGACTGCAAATGGTATAAGAATGAATAGTGCTACAACAAGTAGAACTACAGAAATATATGCTGCTGAATTATCAAATTTCATATTAAATCTCCATTGATGTTACACTGTCCCAACGAAAACTGCGCCACTCAGATTTCTCTAAGTCGAAGACACGTACTGCGGATCCAGAAGTCTGGCTAGTTGTCGTTTCGGTTTTTGGTTGTTTGTCTTGCGGGATTTTCGCTTCGGAGAGGGTACAGAGCATTGATCGTTCTGTACCATCTTTTTTGGTGAAGACAATCCGAATTCCTTGTTCATTAGTGCGCAAATTTTTGAGGACATGTTGTTGTGCTTCTGTATCAGTTGCTAGGTTCAAGTTCATTTTCAAATCTCACTTTCAATTCATTAATAAATGGCAAAAAGAATTCTTTAAATTCTCGTTCGGTATAAAACATAGTAAACGAACTATCAACGATAGGTTTACCAGTCTCATTCTTTAGGTTTCTCTTGAATGTAACTTCAATGTTGTCATACTCATGTTTCATGACCTTTACGGTGGTGAGTAGTCCACCCTTGTACAACTCTGCTTCATAGTTGAGACTCATACATATCCTTCTTGTGCTTAGGGTTTCGAATGTACTGAACCTTAGACTCCACAACTCTTTGACGATATTTTGGAGTGCGCAAATCCTTTGCAATCGGATTTCTTCGTTTCAGTGTTTTGTTATTATACATGATAGTCTCTTACAAAGCAAATTTTATTTTAAGATTACATTAAAATTAAATACAACTCGTGTTGCTTCTGGAATTCTTATAGAGTGCATTAGACTTCCATCAAAGATAACGAATCTTCCTGTTTTTGATTCTACTTCCTGCAAGATACTTCCATCTTCGTTAAAGAAGACTGTATTAGCATTTCCACAAACATAATATAGTATCACATGATGTGGGATGTCATAATCTATGTGTTTATCAGACATTCTATCATGCAAGCCTGGATATCCAATCACTAGATTAGATCTACTTCTTATTATTTTGTCAATCTTATAACCAGTAGAACCTGAAAATAACTCTAACAAAGTTATAGCAGTCCCGATATACTCAGACGTTTTAACGGAAACATCCTCATGATCAAAGATATGAGTCAATGTTCCAAAATCATGCGCTCCATCAAATGGTGTTGTTTCTGGTAAATAATACCATGGAAAGTTTGGAGATAATAAAATATTACGCAGTCTGTTTGCATAATTTTCATTTACTAAGTTATCATGAATCTCTAACATTAGAATTTACTCAGCAATTCTTTAGCTTCTGCCATGTCTCCAAGGTCATTATCAATACACTCAGCCAATACCATACGCATTAGTGAATCAATAATGAGTTGGTCTTGTTCAGAGTGAGAAGATTTCCACGCTTCGAATTCATCGAATGAGTCACACGCCCACATCTCATCCAAGAGTTGCACATGACGCTTGGAGATACCTTTAATCGTAATCATACTGTTTCCTTAAAAATGTTAGACCATGTCATCAGCTTATTCAGCTTCTCATTCTTTGCAGCCAAACAAGCAGCTTCACTAACGATACCATTATCAATTAGCAGGTCAATCATACACATCAGGTCACCAATTTCTTCTTCGAGATGTTCTCGATTGTTAATTTTGGTTACTGGGTGTGCGTCTTCCATACCAAACCTGAATACTTTACTTATCGCTTGACTAACTTCAGCACATTCTTCCTGCGTGATCAACAGAATCTCACTGTCAATCGCATTCTTTTGTTTCATCATTGCAAATTTATTCATCGCTTCTCCATTGCGTTAACACCAGACAACATCAACAACAACCCAAAGGTTGCCAACAAGATTACAGACAACAACGACGCATTTGGATCTGCGTCAAGAGTGCCCACTGAAGCAAACACCATCAAAAATCCAATACCTAAACGAATTGAACCACGCATTATACCACCTCTTTCACTTTAAAATAATGATAGGGTAAACCAAGAGTGAAACACAGGTACTCGTCGTCGCCATTTGTACCCTCAGCTTCGTGAATCCACTTCAGTGCAGCTTCACGATCCACAGCACCAGCAGAGATCAGCGAATCTATCTGCGCTTCGAAACGAATCACAGCACTAGCTTCAGCTTCCTTGCGAGCAATGTCTTCACGCTCGATCACAGCACCCAAACTGGCAAACTCATTCTCGAAGTCTGCTTCAGTCCAGTTGGATGTATCAATACCACGAGGACGAACACCATAGGCATCCTTATACATATCCCAGTACTGGCACTGCATTTGTTCCAACACAGACATTTCTTCCCAAGACTTAAATTCACTCATGATCTATTCCTTATTTAAAAACAATCAAAGCCAACAAGATACTGTTAAAGAAGAATCCAACTGCATTCGATACTATGTATAACGTATCTTTTTGCACGATGGCTCTAAACAAAAACAACATCAAACCAGACCAAACAAGAATCACCATACTGACTGGTGGAACTGTATTTGAGTATCCAAGAATCACCCCAATAGTCGTTGGGAGAGTCGCACCATGAATCAGTACCATTCCAATCCAACCACTAAGAGCACCTAATTTCTTTATCAATTTTTCATTTTTCATACCTTAATTATACAGCAAATTGCATTTAAAGGCAACAAATTTATGCAACAAAAAACCCCTGCAAATTCAACAACTTACAGGGGTTTATGACCCTACATACTGTAGGGGATTACGAGATTAGTCGTTTCGGGTGTTGCGAGTCGGTGGATCGTCGGGCAACAAGTCCATTGGCGGTGGAGGTGGTGGAGCCATCGTTCTCGCCATCGGTGCAGGCATTGGAGCAGGCATCGGTGGTGGAGCCATTGGAGATGGAGCAGGTGCGTTAGCAGCAGTGCCAGCGATTTTCTCTTGTGTACGACCAAAAGCAGCGATACCCAGAACAGCACCCATTGCCAAATGGAACAACCCTGCTCCCTGTAGCGTCAGTGGTTGCCACTGAGACACTGGTTGTTTAAGAAGAACTTGTACTAAACTCCATAGGACAGGGAATACTGCCATATCCAGAGTACACACAAGCATATACATCCACCCCATCGCTGGACGCCACTTCTTCTGCATCCAGTCTTCGTCTTTCTTAACTTCTTTAACTTCTTCAGCCATCATTCTTCCTTATTATAGTGTTATTGGAAGCCACAACCATATTGCCTGTGACATCAACAGAGCAGCTAAACCACCTACTCCGAGACTTGCATAATATAGTCTATTGTTAACAGCCAAAATAGAAGCAGTCAGTAAAACAATTGCGATCTGTAGTAAGGATCCACCATAAGTGTACCATGGACTACGTGATTTCGCCACTGCACGTTCTTCTTCTAGTTTTCGTGCCTTTGCCATCAATTCTTTTTTACCTTCACCAGATGCTGGATCAGATTCATATCGAGCAATCTTAGATGCCAACTCTCTAATTCTTTTAGGATCCTTAGCATCTTCTAAAGCCATCTCAGCTAAAGTGCTTTTGATAGACTTAGCCTGATAGAATGCCCATGTATTATTAGCATCAATTGTATTGTTTAGCACTTTACTTGAGTTGCTACCACCCATTAGAGTATTGATAGCCAGTAAAGCAGCTAAAAGAGTGATTACCCATCCAGCCTTGTCTTTAATTAGTGCCTCACGCTCTGAACGTGATAGTGGTTTTGGTGTGTCTGCCATAAATTCTCCTTTTGCAACTATTTATTATCTTGGGTGATTCATAAACCACTTCTTCAAACCCTCTGTATTGAAGTCTCCATCGAAATACTTTTTGAACCCTCTGTAGAAACGAATCTTTTCTTTATTACCAGCGAATCTCTGAATAATTTCCTGTTCTTGTAGGTGTTCCCTAATAAGAATTGGAAGTATCTCCAGATACAACATGTACCCAAATATAGCAAAAGATGCTATGAATGTACCAATAGCAATGATCGCATACAAATACGAACGCAGTACTATGAGTATAGCAGGAATAAGAAATATCCCAATGATGGTGATACAACTTAGTAGGATAGCTTTACTTTTTATTTTAGTTCCTTTGTTGTCTGCGGTACTCTTCAGCTTTCTTATCCCAGTACTTCTTATTTCTTTCTGCAATTATCCTTTCATGATCAGTAACCAGACGTGGTATAAAATTTTGCCCATATTCTGGATAATCTTCTTTACGTAGTTCAACAATCCAAACTAAACAAAGAGCATAAAATATTAGAACTATTACAACACCAAAAACCCACCACATCTCTTGCTTAAGTTTTTTAATTTTACGTTCACGTTTAGCAGCAGCAGCCTGTTCGATACGCATTTGTTTGGCAATTTGAGTCTTTTGTTCTTTGCCTAACTTTTCCATCATCTCATTTACTTCTGTCCAAAGAGCACCTAGTTCTGGTGGACTCTGATAGATCATCAACTCACGTAGTTCAATTTCCATCTGCTCAAGTTTCTTACGCATCAACACACGCTGTAGCGCACGTTTACCTAAACTCGCATCACCAGTATAAACTTGAGATTTACTACGTCTTTCTTCTTCATCAAAGACTGCTTTACATTTTGCCATGTTGTCAAAATACGCACCAAGCTGCTCACCAATTTCAGAGTATACATCACCTGGATCTTTTTTAGATAATTCCTGAACACGTTGCTTTTCTTCATTAAGCTGTTTCTTCGCTTCTGGAGGAACAACCTTACCTTCATATTTCTTGTGGAATTGTTCATCAAGATCTTTGAGAATACCTTTTACATCACCAGTAACACCCTTGATCTCTTTATATAAAGCACATCCCTTCTTGACAGCAGCAACTGCTCCATTGGCTAATGCGAATAGTGTAATCGGATCCAAAGAATTTCCTATCCAGATTCTTTAGCAGATTTTTCAACTTTGGATTTTTGTTCCAATTCCCTTGCATATCTTTGTTGTTGTATAATTCTTACTCGCTTTGCTTGCTTAGCTTCAAATTCGTTCTTTTCTTCAATAGCACCATAAACACTAATTCCACCCATTAGCACTGCAAATAAAACAACAGCACCACCAACAAACAGCATTCCATACATAAACAAGTCTGCCATCTTCTGTTTATGTTTTTGATTTTCTTCTTCTATTGCACGTTCAGCAGCTAGTTTCTCTTTCATTAAACGAGTACGCTCTTTGATCATGTCTTCCCAGATCTGTGGCTTACCCAACTCCCAGAGTATCATATCTTTAAGAGCACGTTCATCTTCACGAAGTTTGTTGCTGTGCATAGCAAACTCAAGTGCTTGACGCCCTAGTTGTGCATCACTTTTACCAATATTGTTAACTCTAGATTTTGTGCTGGCGATGTGGACAGTATCAGCAGATTCAAAGAACTTTCCGAATTGTGCAGTGAGGCTGTGAATGTCCTTACCTAATGCGATGGCTTGTTTGATATGTCCAACAGCTGATTGTGCGGCAGCAAATGCGAGTCCTATAGTAATCGGATCCATTACCTTTTCCTATACCATGGGACTGGTCTTTTCTCCCAAACTAAACATACACTAGGTCTTTTTTGAGAGAAGTCAGCTGAGCCTGTCCACTTAACGCAGACATACTCTTCATTTTGTTGATTAGTGTGTTGGGTGCTGTTCGAATCGGTGACGAATGTCAGTAATGTATACATGATAAAAAGCACCGCAGGTACTGCGTTCTTTTTAGTCATATTTTCCTAAACTATGGGAGTAATCTCCCCACTTTTATTTAGGTTTTTGCAAGTCGTCCACTTCAACTTCAATAGGTTCAGCGTATACTGATTGAACCTTTTTCAAGAACGATTCAGTTTTAGCTGGCTTTACACCAACTTCCTGCATATATCGTCCTATTTCTTTATCTTCTACTCTTTGATATAATGGTGGTTCCCAATCTTTTGTCGGTTCGTCCACCTCAATCTTTAGCGGTTCTTCTGTTATTTGTTCTTCAGTAACAGTCTCTGTTTCTTTAGGTACTTCTTCAACTGTAACATCTGGAGTGGTTTCCAAACTCTGTTCAGCATCTAATCTACGTGCTACTTCTCTACTTCGTTGGAAGAATTTATCTAAATTTTGATATGCTGCAGCTTCGTTTAAAGCAGCATTCTCTTCATCAGTAGGCTCTGGTATTGTTACTTCAGCAACATAGACAGGCTCATGTTTTTCTTTAGGAACAGGTTTAATGTTTTTCATATTCCAGTTAGCAGCAACCAACATTAAAACTGCTAATGGATCAAATACTGCCACAATCATCATGATGACAAACCTGACTGCTTTTTCTAAAACATCAGTATCAGTATCTTCACCATAAATTATTGCGGCAATGTATTTTATTGGACCGACTTCTGCTTCGATTTTACGGAGGTCTTTGGCGATTGGGGCTTTTTGGTCGTTGAGCTTGGAGATCTCTTTCTGGGCGCTGGAGATTTCGTCAAGGAGTCTGGCTCGCTCTTTTTGCTGACTTCTTCTGATTTGATTGGCTCGCTCAATTCCTTTGGCATCGTCGGTTCGACTGATGGTTTGATCATTGATTGAATCCATTTGACTAATTTGTCTACGAGCTGCATTTATATTCTCCTTTTGTATTGCTATTTTCTCATCAAGTATTGCGACTTCAGAAGCCACGTTACCAGTCGGTACTGCCTGATCCAAGTGTGCCTTGGACAAGTATCCAAAGATGCCCATTGATGTGAGCATCATTAGAATCACTAGTGCTGTTAAGAAATACACTTTGAATATCTTTGGTATTTCTTTCCAATTACGGTACAGCCATGAAGCCACAACAAGTTTGGATGCTTCAAGCAATCCACCCATGATGGCGATAGGAATTGCAGCTGCAGCAAAGATAGCCATCAATCCAAAGATGGCATAGTATGCGGCAACAGCAGAAAGAGATAACGCAACTGCAAATAGTAGATATGTCATAATTTATTTTTAATATGAGAACCATGGACTCGAACAGAAATCTGTCCATTATAATAGTCATCTGATTCTAATACTTTCCTCCCAAATTGTTCTCGTGCTTCTATGTATGAGCACTCAGCTTTAGACTTACAAAAGTACAAAATCTCTCGTGTGAAGTTTTCCTTCCCGAGAGACTCTACATCTTTATTTAGGTCTATACTTGAACCATAATATTCCATCCAGTCAGAATCAATCTTACTTCTAACCTTCTTCTTTTTCTTTGTTCCATTTTTCAACTTAACTACTTTGTAAGTTGTCTTGGAAAACTTAGCTAACTTTTTACCAATGTACATACGACTATTGGCTTTGTTTACAATTAAGTATACAAAGCCAACGCAGTCTTCAGGTAATTCTTCTACAAGTTTGTCTTGATAATACCAACTCATTCTTCCTCTTGGAAGTCATCCTCATCTTCATAGATGTCCGCTGAACATACTGGACAATATACAATATCCGATGTTGAGTGGTCATCTCCTTTGAGGACGATCTTTCCTCTTGCCTCGCATGATTCACACTCAAAATATTTAGTCGTCATTTACCAGTCCTTTAGATTTGCCTTAACATTCTCGATTGCTTTTAGATTAGCAGGTATGTTAGGTGAGAAGTTGATTCCTGTATATGCTTCGATATCAGAAACTGCAACTATATATTGTTCAATTGTTTTTGGATCCAACTTAACATTGGGGAACATAAAAGCGATTGCCTGTCCACGTTTTGGATCAATAATAATTTTATACACATGACTTGGAACATGAACTTTGTTGCCCATCAATGATGAACCCTGTCCAAAATATGTTCCAGTAATCACATAGACTTCGCCATGGGTTTGTGCCCAATAGCGAGTCATTTCTTCTAAGTACTTCCAAATACCACGATTATTTCCAGGTGCTTGTGGCATCATATTGGTAAGGAAGAACGATTCTGACATAGCTTCTGCAGAGAAAGTTAAATCAGCTGCAGGTGCCATGTGTCCACGATCTAAACCAGAACCAACATAGTCCTTTAATGTGGCACGAACTTCAGCAGGAATAGATGGATCTTCTCTGAAGTCATCTTTACGAGAAACATTTTTAACCAACATCTCAGCCTTAATATGCTCTACTGCATAGTAAGAAACTTTAGTCTTGTAGTTGTAGTTTACTGCATAACCAATACGACATAGGTATTGATTGTTACCTTCAACAGCAATCTGTGGTGCACCCCAAACAACATGTTGTGGGCATGAATCATCAATTGGATTCGCTACTGCTACAATAGACCATGCGAATACACTAAGTGAGATTAAAAACTTTTTCATTACATTCCTTTTGTTATTCTTTTTATAGGAAGAGATGGGCTTTCGCCCATCTTTTTATCAGAAGCTACGTGTGTAGCTCAAACGCCATGCATCTTTTTCTTCGTCACCGTAGCTACGTGAAAAACGAACAGCAACTGCGTCTTGTTTAGTAAGTGCATATCCTACTGTGGCATGTACACGTTGAGTTTTGTAGGCTTTACCACTTTCAAACGCATTGCGATAACGACCACCTACATCACCAGTGAAACCTGCTACCAATGGAAACTTGACACCTGCGTCGATAGCATAGGTGCTAAAGTGTGTGCTACTAGTGATACGTTCACCTAGTCGTCCACCCAAGTAGAATGCACCCAGTGATTTTCTAGCACGAACTTCTAAACCTGAGCTGATTGAACCTGAACCTAGTGAAGTTTGGCTACTATTGCTTTTTAGACTATAATCCCATCCTTCTGTGGTTTTGACACCAACTACTACAGCGTTAGAAATATTGTATACGTTAGTTACAGTATTTTCTTCTTCGCTATACTCATATGTAGCATAGCTGTTGGCGAGTGCTGACCCTGTGATCATTAATGCACCAATTGTTACTAATAATTTTGTTAATTTCATGTTTTCCTTTTAATTTAAATCAGGCAGCTTTGCCCCACACATCATCCCATGATCCAGACAATGCACCTTTTGCATAGTCGGTCACACGATTTTCGAAGAAATTCCCATGCACTGGTGCATTGATCATTTCTTCTACCCATGGAAGAGGATTCTTTTTCACTTTGAAAATCCCCTTCATACCCAAAGAGATAAGACGACGATCAGCAATATAGCGGATGTACTTCTTAACTTCTTCAGACGTTAGTTCACGCATATCTGCGCCAGCAAATGAAAGATCGATAAACTTATCTTCAAGTTCAACCATCTTTTCAGCTATTGTGTATATTCTACCTTTCAATTCATCATTCCAGATTTCTGGATTCTCTTTGATGAATTCTTTGAACAATCTAATCATATTCTCAGCATGCATTGTTTCGTCAACAATAGACCAAGTAACAATCTGTCCCATACCTTTCATAATACCATGGCGTGGAAAGTTCAACAACATGATAAATGAAGAGAACAACTGCATCCCTTCAGTGAAAGCACTGAACACGGCAATGTGGGTTGCAGTTGAAGATAGATCACCATTCTTAGAACTTAGTTCTTTTACATAATCATGCTTGTCACGCATCTCCTGATATTCCAAGAACTCATTGTATGTTGACTCTGGCATACCAAGTGTCTCAATCAAATGAGAATATGCAGCAATGTGTAATGCCTCACGTGCAGCAAAACCCATAAGCATCATACGAACTTCTGGTTGTGGAAAGTATGGAAGATAATTCTTCACATATCCACCAGCTACGTCAATATCACCCTGTGTGAAGAATCTAAAGATGTTAGTAAGGAATTGTTTCTCCTCTTTACTTAGCTTCTTTTTCCAGTCCTTCATATCCTCTGCCATTGGTACTTCTGTATGTAACCAATGTGCCTGTTCATGCTTTAACCATGCATCATATGCCCATGGATAGTTGAATGGTTTAAAGTATGTTCGTTCGTCAGTAAGTCTATTTGTTTTTTTAATCATTATACTCTTTCTATATTTCCGAAAAATACTAAAATTAATCTTGAATCGTTTATTGTTTTACCAAAGAATCTATTTTCTCTATGTAGTTGAGTTGTATTGTATATAAACAATCTATTATACACATTAGCAACGTCTATTGTTTTCTCATATGAAGCATTATGAAGATCTCTTTCTAATCTATAATCACTCATATTAATAGGTTCATCTTGATAGAATTTATTTTTTATACCATGAGATCTAACAGTCAGATCAGAAGCAACAGTTTTTTTATATACAGAAGTGCCAGCATCAAGTGGCGCATTTGGAGTTAAATAAATCACACCAGCAATGGTTGGTTCATTTTCCATACCAAGGTTATCTGTATGAACCCAACCTTCCTCATAATGTTCTGGAACCCATTGAAAAAATGCATCAATAGCAACATCATAATCACCTGCACCATACATAAGATTTATTATCTTCATCTGAAATGTATTAAACAGTTCAGGATTTAGTCGTGAAATTGGTTCAGACCTTTTACCTGGAACTGCCCCAGGATGTTTAGTGTATTCTACTGATAGTGCATATTCACGAACTGCGTCTACATCTTCAAAAAAATTATCATATATTCCTGCAGGTATCATCACTTCTCCATTAACTCGTTAACAAACTCTAACAATAATTTGTGGTGTCTACCTTCATGCCAATATTGTTTCAGAGTTTTGTTATCATACCACCATTCTAAAGAATCTAAACAAGCACCCATTACACCAATTTTACCTTGTCTGATACACATTGGTTCTTTATTGAAATAAGTACTCACTATCTCTGAATGGCTGAGGTCACCTACAAAGGTACAACCATCACGGAAGAATATTCTTTCTTCTTCACCTCTCCACACACAATGAGCCGCAATATTGTAACTTCTCATAATGTCAGCAGTTGGTCTTTTTATGTATTGAACTGGTTCAGCACCTTTCAATATATCAAAGTAATCTGGTCCAGCCCAATATGCACCAACACATACACCTAGATACGCACCACCATTGGCAACATAATCTGCCACAGCATTGGCATTCTTTCTCGGGAACATATGAAAATAATCATCTGCGCCACCAACTGCACCACCAGGAAATATTAACATATCTACACCATCAAATGTTTCTGATGTACATTGTTCTTTTTTAAAGATTTTAATATTATAATGTGGTGACAGTACATGAAGAAACCCATCACTCATTGATATTGCACTTTTGGTGCGGTCATCTTGAAACAGGGCTATAGTTTTCATTGTGTTTAACCTTCACATGCTAAACAATCGTTTCCTTCTGCTAATGCATGAAGGTCAATCTCTTTGATAACTTCACGTTCAATACGTTTTGAAACTTTATCTGCCTTAGCAATCTTATCAGAACGGCAGTAGTACATAGTCTTCAATCCTTGTTTCCATGCTTGGAAGTGCACAGCATGGATATACTTGATATGACTATCTGGTCTAAAGAATACATTGAGTGACTGAGCTTGGTCTATAAATACCTGCCTGTCTGCGGCATGCTGTACGACCCAACGCTGGTCAATTTCCATAGATGTTTTGAAAACATCTTTTGTCCACTCTTCCATCCAATCCAAGTGCTGAACTGAACCATCGTTCGCAATAATTGAACTCCATATTTCTTGTGCATCCGCTTTAGGGTTTGTCGCAACATAATCATTAACTACCTTATCAAGATACTTATTCTTATTTAAGTGAGAACCTGATAGAGTGTCTTGGCGATAAGCATTGGCACGATAAGGTTCAATGCTAGGAGAAGTATTGCCCATGAGAATGGAAGAAGAAGCATTGGGAGCAATAGCCATAAGATGACTAAAACGATTCCCAGTGCCCACTGCATCAGGAGCCTCACCACGCTCCAGTCCCAATTGTTTGTTAGCATTATCTAATTTCTCTCTTATAGTTTTAAAGATTTGTTTGTTTCTTCCAACTGCGATTGATGATTCCCATGGCAGGTTATTTCGTTGTAGATAAGCATGCCAGCCCAAAGCACCGATGCCAATGCTGCGCTCACGTGAGGCAGAATACCTTGCACGCTCAATGGTGGAAGGAGCATTAAGAATAAAATACTCAAGTACATTGTCGAGCATTTCAGCAACATCAAGAAGAAAAGTAGGATGATCTTTCCATTCATCATAATACTCCAAGTTTAGTGATGATAAGCAGCATACTGCAGTGCGCTCTTCATTCGTTGGTAGGATAATCTCTGAACAGAGATTTGATTGGTGGACTTTAAGTCCTTTATCTTTCAACCACTGTGGCAGTTTACGATTGGATTCATCAATGAAATGTAG